GGTAACCCAAAATGTCCTATCTAGAACAGTTTAGGAAACGTATAGACAATATCCTTCCAAAGGATTTAGCTTTACGATTAGTGTTACTTAACAAAACGGCCGTGGACTACAACATTATGTCGAAGTCCTTGTTATCGAAGTTTTTCGATTTCGAGGGCCGAGGTGTTAATGGTGTATTACGCAACCTGTTTGACCGAGTCAACCAGGTAAATAATAATACAATTTCCCGCAAGAGTCAGAATGGATATCTGACTGACACACAGATGAGAGTGAATATCCTGAAGAATCTCATCAATAATGCATTTGAGAAGGCGAAAGTTATGACCTTCTCATATTTGGAGTGTATTGAATTACTCCAAGGTCCAAAGGCTGGGTGGGTCGAGATTTTACATCAGGTTGGCCATTATTTTTCATTGGCCATTCTCGACGAATTAGAGGAGTTTTTGAAATATCAGACTGCCTCTTTATGTGCCTTGGTTCTCTCTAATGAATGTGATACGCGTCCTGAATGCGTTATCCGTGGTCATTGGCGTGTTGGAGACTTTCTTCCTTATTGTAGGAGAGTTACACATTGGTTAAGACAGAAATGTCTTGTTCGTCGTTCAAAAGACGGCGTTAAGGTAGCTTTTTCGATCTACCAAACCAAACGTGTCAGTCCTGCATTGAGTGAGAATTTCGTCCAGAAAGCTCTTGACAAAAATTTAAAGGCTCTCTGTGAAGAGAGATCCTTACCGGATAAGATTGTTCTTCGTGAACAGGTGATTAGGACGGTTCGTGAACTCCACCATTATGCCTCAAATCCTATCGAGGGACCTCTTAACAGGGTCCACTATAGGTCTGAGGAGATTCGTAACAAGAAGCTCTATGCTCCCCGGTATCATGAAAAGATACCTAGCCTTTCGGCCTGTTACGAAAACACAAGATCGAAGGGTGGTTCACTTGGTTACCTTTTAGAAAGGAAGAAACTGATAAAACATTGCGTTCTCGTTGGAGAACGGTTTCTTCTCGGATACGTCGAATGTAGTACCCGTTTTTCTAGTCCAGTACCAGTTTATGGTGCATTGGATGATGATGAGCAAACGGAATTGATGAGACCCAGTCTCGATGGTTATGGTAGACGTGTTCTAGCTAGAAGGGAACCCATTCTTGAACCTTTTAAGGTTCGAATAATATCTAAGGGGGAGGCCGTACCTTATCAGAGGGCACAGAACTATCAACCCTTTTTATGGAAGTTGATACAAACAGCCAGCTGTTTCTCTCTTACTGGCCGTCCGGTTTGTCAGAGGGATTTAACGGAAATGTCCGATTGGGCTAGAGACACTCAACAATATTGTGTCTTTGTCTCAGGTGACTATTCTGCCGCTACCGACAACCTTCATCCATGGTTATGTGACGAAGCTCTCCGTGAGATTTGTCACTGTTTTCGTATTCCATTCGAGGAGGCGCTTAATTTGCACTCCTGTCTCACCCAACATTGTATTGATGAC